ACCCAAAGGACAGGACAAGTGGCTTTGGAGAGAGATGCGAGCCGGAGCATGGGTGGGGGTCAATCGACTGCGAGGATGACTTTGAGTGGGAGAGCCGCGACGGGTTTCATATCCTCCGCCTCGACGCCGCCCGATGCGAGAATGTGATCCAGCGCAAGATTGTCTTTCACGGGTTGCAGACCTATCAAGGCTTCATGTCCTATGTCAGCAAGGGACGCACCGCCGAGAGCATGACAATGGCGCGTGGTTGGTTCCCAGAGGAAGGACAGGCGATGGGCATCATCTCTCCGGCGATGTGCGACAACTCGGTCGGTCAGGTGCGGTTCATCGGGCCTGTCGTGACGCTGGCGGCATTTGACTTGGCGCTGGAGGGCAACGATCAGGTGCTATGCTCCTACGGCAGATTCGGCCTGTCAGATGGGTGGACTCCGAGGTCGGGTCAATTCATCCCATTCAAGGAGTCGAGGACGATGCTGCAACTCGATAGCCAGATCCCGTTTCCCAAGCGTGCGACACTTGAGCAGACGCAGGCGATCATCAAATTCTGCCGAGAGATGCGCATCAGTCCCAACTGGCTGTGTGTGGATCGGACGGGTAACGGCGCTGGCATCCACGACAGCCTGACCACCCTGTTTGGCAGCGAGGTGATGGGAGTCAACTATAGCTGGGCGGCAAGCGACACGCACATCCTTGGCGACGACAGCCGGAAGGCGAGCGAGTTGTACAACGGAGTCGTTACCGAGTTGCTGTTCGGCCTAGCCAAGTACATGGAGTTTGAGTGGATCAAGATCAGCCCCAGCTACCGCAACGAGGAGTTGTTCAAGCAGGCGACTGCGCGGAGGTACAAGCAGAAGGGCAAGGGCATGGTGCGAGTCGAAAGCAAAGGCGAGTATGTCAAGCGGACGCGCTCGCGCTCGCCGGACGAACTGGATTCCCTGTCCCTGCTGGTGTACCTGATGCGCCAGCGGAGCGGCGTGACAGCACTGGCAGTCAAGGACGCACCCAAGCCCGACAGGAGCGTTGAGCGCAGGCTACAAAGTATTGTTGACACCAACCCGTTTGTGGATTTTAGTTAGGCGTGTAGTCATTGTGTGATGGTCATCACGCTCCCCCTGTCTTTCGAGTGTGTCGTTTCGCTCGGAGGGCAGGGGGTAACTATTTATGGTGGGGGAGTAGAAATACTTAACCGTGTTAATTATTAATGCGTGTTAAGTAATTTGCTGGGAATGTTTAGAATTTGTGGCGTAGTTCAACCATGAGTTGATTATTGAAGCAAAATCTAAACAAGCATAGCGAGTTTAGGGAGTTTAGGGAGTTTAGGGAGTTTAGGGAGTTTATCGCAGATTGATAAACTGAAGCGTTGATTCAGTTGGTGACGCTGGGATAATCAGTCCTTCGTAAAAGGACACCTTATCGGGTATATATCCCTCTCATAAGGACAGAAATGTTACCGATCGGGAACTCATGTCAACGAATTGATACATGGCACGAATGACAGCGATCGCAGACACGATTGTCCGCTTTACGCTACACAACCCAGAGATATGTCTGGTATGCGCTACATTCCTATTGAATGCGACCCCATGAATACTATTGGATGCGTGCTACTTACTACTAGTGAGTGGTTTACACCACTCATGAATAGTAATCCCGTCAGAAATAATGGTAGTTTTTTCGTCAGAATCCACACTTGGTGGCTTACAATCAGTAACCAATCTGTTAATAATTCCGATTTGTTTTATTAACGCATGGCCCTGTCTGTTCGTCATAAAAGACGATTCAACGCATCTTTGATGGTGTCTTGTCGCCCTTAATGGCGATTTACGCATCTTTGATGGGGTATTGCATTAACAGCATTCGGGCCATGACTGCCAGCAACTCCGACTCTTTAGAAGTTGCGGAAGTCCTGTTTTGAGGAATGCGTTGATGTCATCGATCACACCCAGATTAACAGGTTGACCATGAGCTTGCAGATACTCAATAACGGCTTCGTATAGCTCTTGTTGCGACTCAGCCACGATCACGACACCATTGTTACAATATCGCCACCCACTAGGAGGAATCGCTACACTGGCTGGAAGTCCATCTAGGGTGGTGAAGGTCACAGTGCTAACGATTACTGGCGTGGTGATTGCGGCATAATTGCCGTCACTGCTTGCGGCCTGCGTCACACCTATTGACACCGACCATGATGTAGATGCCAAAGGGTTTCCAGCTATGATCGTGCCATTTGTGGGATTGATGCTCCACCCCGATTCCACAGGGGGTTCGAAGGAATAGACCAATCCCAACGCCGGATTGGATTGAGCAGGCTGCAAGAGCGGTATGGATGTCATGCCAGTATAAAACAACTCATTCTGATCGCCAGATGGCGTAATCGTTGGAACTGCAGGATTGATGGTTACTGTGGACACCAGAACTGGCGTCGTGACAGCATTGTAGTTTTCATAAGAATCTTGAGTCACATAAACTTCAAATGTACCTGTGTCTGGAACATTAGGAGTTGTTGTGATGATTCCTGTTAGTCCATTAATAACAACCCCTGAAGGTTGCTGTTGTAGCGTAAAATGTAATTGGCCACTAGAGTTGGAGGATGGCGCAATAGTGATGGTGAGGTTGTTATTATATATTAAATTATAATTCTGATCGGGAGTAATCGTGGGATCAGTTCTAGCAAAATAAACAATTGTGACAGAGGGATCTATGTATCCATCACCCAATAATATTCCAATATATAGATTGGCATCATATATCCAACCTGTATTATTGAATACCGAATATTGAAAAGAACCTCCATTGATGTAGTTGATATTGTAGAAATTATCTCCGGTGAACGTGCCGCCGTAGATCCAGCCGCCTACGTCGTTGGTAACATCGTTCCCTGTGAAAGTTCCACCCTCTATGGAGCCGCCGGAAGAGTTGGTGAAATTATCTCCGGTGAACGTGCCGCCGTAGATGGTGTTGGTGTTGGTTAAATAATCCCCCGTCCATGTGCCACCGACGATGGGGCAATTATTGGTATAGTAGTTACCGGAAAAAAGCCCCCCCATTGTCCAACCATAATATGCTTGATCGAAGGTATAGTAATTGCCCTCAAACGTGCCGCCGTAGATCGGGCCACTACAGGTCAGATAGCCCCCCAAGAACGTGCCGCCAAAGATAGTGGAATCCCAAGTGCTGTTGAAATAGTCTCCCGTGAAGGTACCCCCACCGACTATATCGTTGTTGGTGAAATTATCTGCAGTGAATGTCCCTCCTCCGATCCAGCCGTTGTTGGTGACATTCCCCCCCGTAAACGTGCCGCCGTTGATGGTGTCGGTGTTGGTGAAGTTATCACCCGTGAACATTCCTCCACTGATGGTGGCGATGTTGTTGAAGTTATCCCCTGTCCATGTGCCACCTTCGATCCAGTAGTTGCAGGTGACGTTTGAAATATCACAACTCCCTGTCACATCCCCATTCGGATCAATCGTGGTGGAATTGATAGTAACCCCTACCCCACCTGTTGCATCATTCAGGTTGCTGGCCGAAGTCGATCCATCCGTGTCACTCCACGGGATTTCAGTTGGATTGCTCCCGCTCCCGTCAGCAGCGGCATTCCAATTGGTCAGTGTCTCCCAAGTCCCGTCACCGCTTGCGTTGGTATAAAATAGTACAGACATAACATTCTCTATACTAACAAGCAAGCATATCGGCAATCAAATATCACCAACTAGCCTTTTATGTCTCGTTGCTTGGACTCCCTTTCAAGAAAGAAAATGGTCGGAGGAGGTTCAGGTCGCTGTCTCTTCGGTTTCCGCCTAACTAGTAAACTAGGATTGCTCCCCTACGCAAGACCCCTCAATGCCTCCCCCGATATTTGAATCCCCGCTGGGCTACGCCATATGAAGCCCCACACTACCCAATACGACGTGAAGTCGGTGACGGTAGAGCTAGGCACGGGGATGTTGACCTTCCAACCTACCTTTCGGAAAACCTGTGGGGTTTTTATCAGTCAGAAGGAACCTTTGAAATTGGCACAGCCCCTTGGAATCGAACCAAGCCAGCAAGATTTGGAGTCTCGCTCGCCATCCTTGGAACATTGGACTGCGTTACAAATCCTATGCAATTAATGATATGTGTCAAGGTTTTGTAAAGTGGATGATTCAATTCACTAACGCGGAATTTCTTAAAAATTCACCTTTAGTTTACGGGAATCTAACTCGGACTGCATGGCTGCCATCGTTACAGCATCACTCCACTCCAATGCATTTTGCCTACAAGTGTAGAGCGTCCTGCCTGTGGCGACCTGCTTGCCATTGCAATAGGCATTCCACCAACCTGTGATGTCTGACTCCAGTTTGTAGTTGATGATGGTGGTTTTGACTTTGTGTGGTTTCATAAATTGGTGGCTACCCCGCTTGGACTTGAACCAAGACGAACAGAGTCAAAGTCTGTTGTGCTACCATTACACTACAGGGTATAAAATTTTTTT